AATGCAATACCCTGTAATACTTGTCCAGATGTTTTTAATAAGTCTTGTAATTCAAAATTTGCTAAACCAGCTTTATTTGCAAATTCTTCTACGAATGCGTTTAGTTCTGCCCCACTTTCACCAAACACAACATCAAATGCTGATCCAGCTTCTTTAGCACTAGAAGCCAAATCAACCATTTCTTTACCAACGGTTACAGCTGCAACTGACGCTAATCCTAATCCTGCAACCGTAGCTTTACCAATAGCACCAGCAGCATTACCAAATGTGTTTAATGCTTTTTGTCCTTTTGTTAATGATTTAACAAACTGGTCGGTTTTACCGACTATTGCTATTGATACTTTCTTTTCAAATGCCATTATTTAATTGCCTTTGTTAATGCGTCATACATACGTTCATTGTATGTTTCTAATATTTCATTTTGGTTTCTGCTAATAGTTTTACCTACTACATAACCTTGTTTACCTAATTTAGTAAATGAACTGTCGCCACGATCTCTTGCGTTACCAATCCATTTTCTATAAGGAAACTTTGCACCTGGTCTTGAATACGGTAAACGTCCTACTTCAGAAGCAGTTATTGCCCTTGTCTTACCACCACGAACTGGTACATATTGAAATCTACGACCAAACTCCATAGATAATGCTGTTGGGTATCTATCGTTTGATTTAATATTTATTTTTGCTTCGGATCTAGTTCCTGAAGCTGTCATACCCATAACAGAACGATTAGCTTTTGGTACTGGTTGTTTTCTACCTAATGTACGGCTTTCAGTTAATTGTTCTTTTGCAATCTCTCTATGAAACTTTGATAATGTTTTTAGAACATCTTTTTTACCATATTGTTTTAATTCATTAACAAGTTCTCTAACTTCGCTGTTATCTATTGCTAAATCGGTTTTTTTAAATGTTCTTGCCATATCAATTATCGTATTTCTTGTTTATAACCCTTACTAATGCGTAAAACATTTCTAAATCAAGTTCTGCAAGTTCTTGTGGACTTATACCAGTTTCAACTGCAATAACTGCAATTAAATCCTGAAAACCACTTACGCTTTTAAATTATCACTTGATCCATTAATGTCTAGTTCTTCTACTAAATTAATCCAAGTGTCATAATCTTCAGTTACGCCATTTCTTTTAGCACCTAACCAAGCTAAATATAAAAGCCACTCATAACGACTTTCTTCGTTTAGCTTGGATATTGGTACATCAAATTTGCGTTCAAACTGAACAATATCTATTGGTTTAATTTTTACTTCAAACTTCTTGCCGTCTTGCATAACGACAATCATATTGCCCATTATGAAGTTGCTCTAGTTATTGTTCCAGAAGTTGGAAACGATATAGACATAGTTGCAAGTTCACCTACACCATTAGCTACTGGTATATGTTGATTTACAAGCACGTTACCAGAATAACTTGGGTTAGTTGCACTTACAGCACTAGATGTTGGTTTTACAACGAAAGCTGTTGTAGTACCAAGTAGTGGCCATAATGTAGCGTCTACTTCTGAAGCAGCGAAATCTTGTTGGAACTCAATGGATAATGTTCCATCTTTAAGTCCACCAGTTCTGGATTGAAATGTATCACCCATAGCTGTTGTTACAATTTCATCTGCTGTAATGTCTAATGTAACGCTTGAAACGTGGTCTGATAGATCAACGCTGTTCAAGGTTACACTAGCGTCTGTTAAAACAAATTTTGCCAATGTAAACTCCTCTCTTACATAAGTTTATAGTTTAGTAAAGAAGTTTAATTGTGTTTGTTATTCTATGCCGATTGTTGCGTGAATAGAAAAACTTGGATCAGTTCCAGATATTGTGTAGTTAAGTCTAAAGTAATCATCTGTTATTGCACCAGCTGCACTTTGGAAATCTGCACCGATTGCAGTTATGTCGCTAAATGTAATGACATCAGTTGGACTTGTAAAACTAGCGTTGTCATCTGATTGTAATTTAAAAGTTATTGTAGGTGTTGATGTTCCACTAACACCGTAACAATGTATTGCTACGTATATCTTTTCATCAGCACCTACTGCACCAAGCTGTACGCCTGTTGAATTGCCACTAGATGTTAGATCTCCGTCTATCTCTATTTTGCCTTGAACCACTTTATCTGCTGATTGCGATTTAGAAATACTAAATGGTGCAATCTCGCCAACTGTACCAAACATTGAATATGTGAATAACCTGGACTTCATAAAGTAAGCTGTATTGCCAACACCTGCGTCTGGTACTGTTGTAACAATCAATTCGTTGCCTACAGAAGCACCTAATAATGCGTCTGGCTTATTAGATCCAGCTTCATAAAAACCGTCCATTGTTAATGTACTATCTTTTAATCCACCTAGTTTTTCACGAAAGCCACCACTATTAATTGTTGTAGCGTCTAGTTCTTCAGCGTTTATTTCTAAATTTACGCTAGTTATGTGGCTAGATAAATCATAACCATCACTAAATACTTTACCGTCATTAAATACAAATTTAGCCATTATCTATTTCCCACGCTTCATTAACATCTGGTGTGCTTTTATCATCACTTTTAAATGTGCCATCTTTCTTTCTGGCACGTCTTTTTTTAATAGTAGTAGGTTGTATATGTCCACCTTTTATTAATGACTTAGCAACATTTTCATCATCAATAGTAATTGTGTCGCCTTTTTCTTTACCCATAACTTTTTTGTTACCAATAATCTTATATTTTGCCATTAACTACCTTTCGTATAAACTTCAATACTTAAATTAGCACCAACACCGTCAATGCCGTTTAAATTTACATCAGCTGCGTAATTAGACATATTAACTACCCTAGCGTCTGTATCTGTAAGTCCTAACGTTCTATTATTGTATATTACTTGTCTAATACTTGATGACCCACTTCCTGTAATAAATGCGTCTAGTTTATCTTGTGCAGTTCTACTATCTGCACGTTGTACTGCTACTAGTAAATCAAATGTGTATAGATCAGTTCCCCTTTGCATAGCTAAATCAAATTCTATTTCTGTAGGTATAAATATTGCAACTGGAAAGTTTATTGCATTATCTGGAATAGTATCGTAACAACGTAGTCCAGTAATGTTATCGCCTATGGTTGTTTTTAAACCATCACGTATTTCTGACAATGTTGCCATTACGCAACACCTAAAACTGTGCCTTTACGAAATGGTGCTATTAGTCGTGTAATCTCTCTGTTTTGTTGAATGTTTACTACACCGAAGTCGCCAACACCAGCAACGCCTAATGGTGCGTTACGCATAGCAAATAATTCACTAGCTAACATCAATGTAGCTTGTTTAATTTGTGTAGGTACACTTGGATAACCCCATTGTGCTGTAATTTCTGCACGTGGTCTGTTACTTGAATAATCTAATGGCCATTCGTGGTTGCCATCACTTATTAATTCTACAATGTAATAAGGATTGCCTGTAATACCACCGACAATGCCATTTATCGGTAAAACCTGGTAATCGGAACTTGATACTGTGGTTTCATACGTTCCGTCATCATCATCATCATATTTAACGATTAAACCTGATGTGGTTGAAATATCATCAACACGCAATCTGTATAGATCATCTGTAAAAAACTTACGTGCTGACGCTGATCCATCTTGGTAAAAATATCGTCCACAAAAAGCGTCTATCTGCCTACTAGCTGCATTTACAGCGTCATCAATTAGCGTATCATCAGCTGTATCGCTTGTAGGTATGCCAACAAACGTCTTTAATTCATCTTGTGTACAGTAACCATTAGTAATTGCCATAAGGTTTATCTACCTTTCTTTCGGCCTTTACCTTTGCCACCTTTCATTTTTTTACCGTAATGTTTTGGCATTATTACTTCTTGTCTATTTTCTTTTCAGCTTTAGGTTTTGCACTAGCTTTTTCAACTTTGCCACCAGCTTCTTTAATAGCTTTTTTTACTTGTTCAGCACGATCTGCTTTACCGTAAATTTCATAATGCTTTAATTCTTTTTTTAATGCTTCTATTAATTCTTTGTTTGCCATAATTGTTTCCTTATGCAGTTTGGTGTATCAGTTGCCTGACACACCATAACTACAATTTTAATTAAAAGGTTGGTGTAACCAATCCTGTTCCACTCATCTTTGAAATACCAAGTGGGTATCTACCAGAAGCGAAAGCAACATAACCATAAACAACCATCTTGGTTGTAAGTGATCCTGCGTTTGTTTCCTCAAATTTAAGTTGAAATAAGTTATCTTCAAATAAGATATGGTCATCAGCTTTAACTAAGAATATTTCGTCCTCGTTAGTACCTGTACCACCATTAGTAATAATGTTAGCGTCAGTAATAACTGGGATACCTAGTAATGAACCAACAACGTTTCCGTATGCAGCTGCTTCACCAACACCTACAGCGTTATCTGGGTTGTTTCCAGCTGGAACAACTAACGGTCTGTTAGTGCTATCTACTCCTGCTGTAATGAAACCCCAACGTCTTGGGTGCATAATGAACGCACTAGCTGGTGCGAACCTATTTGAATTGATTTCTTGAACTTGATCTGCAAGTTTAGGATATAATTCAGCAACAGTTGGACTTGCGTCTGTGTATGTTGTTGTATTGATACCTGAAACGTTAGAAATACCTAATGGTTGTCCAGATGAACCAGAACCGTTAAGCATTAAGTTATCAAGTTTTGTGTAATATGCAGCAACTAAGTCTTGGAAGATAATATTTTCCAATGAAAAACCTGGTTGTCCACCTCTTTCAAGAGCTTGTCTTGAAACGTCTTGCTGACCTGCAATAGTATCAACATTAACTGTTAATAAGGTGTCGTCCATATTTGTTTCTTGTACTGCTGAATTTTCAGAAGCCTGTTCTGCTGCTGCTGATCCAGTTGTTATTCTGGATATTTCAATTTTATTACCAAATGGTGGTAAATCTTTTTTAGGAACAGCATTATAAAATGCAGAACCAGCTCTTGCGATTGGTGCGTACTCATCAACTAAGTATTGAGGTACAACTAATCCTGTAAAAGCACCAGTTCCTACATCTCTTGCTTCAAATTCTTGGTGCTTATTAAGTCTTTCTTGTGCTTTAAAGTCGCCTGTTCTAGCTGCGTAAGCGTCAGAAATAAAAGAGTGATCGCCACCCTTTCTATACATATCTGGCTCTGCTACTTCTACAACAGCTTCTTTATCGCCTAAGTCTACGTCATCAACACCTAAAGCATTTCTGCTTTCTTTAACTGCTTTTAAAGTTTCAGCAGCTTCTCTTGCTTCTTCAATCTTTTCGTTCATCTCTTTGATTTCAGCGTGTAGTTCGTTTGATCTAGCAAATTTGCCGTCAAATTCTTCACCAGCTTCCATTTCATCAAGTTCAGCAACAAGACCGTCAAGTTCAGCTACTTTAGCTTCTCTAGCTTCAATTAATTTTTTCAATTTAATTTCCTTGTGTTATTTTCTTATACTTCTGCGTAGAGTGTGGTAGTTAAGTGTGATACACGGCTATAACCACGGCTATACGTCTTTTAGCGAATACCGTCCCTTTCAAGTTTCAGTTTTAATAAATCCACTTTAGGATTGCTTCGCTTTTTATCAACGTCATCACTTTCAGCGACTTGGTTAATAAAACTTTCTAAAATCTCTGTGGCTTGTTCACCACTTCTTGCTTCAACTAATTCTTTGTGCAAGTTTTCAATATCTACGCCACGAAGTTTTGCACCTGCCCACGGATTAGCTGGATAAGTAACTACAGACACATCAAATAAACGTGCTTCGTTTACTTCTCTATTTTCACCACTTTGGTCAAAATTATCTTTGATTGCTGCAAATGCAAAAGACATTTCGTTTAAATCGCCACGTTTCATAGCACTTGCAACTTCTGCAACTGTTGGGTTGCTTGGATCTAATTCAGCACGTACAAATAAACCGTAATCATCTTCTTCTAGTTGTAATGTACCTGATGAAGTTCTTGCCAATGGTATACCGTCGTGGTTTACTAAAAATCTAACATCATCTTGTTCTTGTAAAGTCTTTTTAAATGCACCTGGTTTAATTGTTTCGTTGTATTGTCCACGGCTATCCCTAACACCGTATGGTTTATCAAATACAGAAGCATAACCAGTAAACAATAATGTATCATTGTCGTTATTATTACGTTCTTCTACTGCTGCGAATGTAAAACTTCTATTTTCAGTTTGTCTTTCCATTTCTTTAAGAATAGTGTTGCGTTTTTGTGTTTCTAGTGTTTGTGATATAGCAACTGGTTTGTCAAACACTTCTGTATGTTGGTTACTCATATTTTCTTCCCTTTCACTATAACGTGGGTGTTCTTTTGGTAATAAATCATTATCTGATCTATAAGCTGGATTTTGTGGTTTATCATTTTTCAATAAATAACTAAATGCACGAAGTCTTGCTAATCCCCACGCTTGTCGACTTACACCTGGTCTATGGCTTGTTGAGTATGCACCAAATCCACGTCTTACAACTGCTTTTGCTGTACCCATTTTTAATTTACGCCAATCGGCCATACCACTTACATCTTCATTATGTTTTTCGATACGTCCCCTAATAGCTTTTTCTGTACTTTCGCTAAATTTAATACCACCTTGTTTACCACTTGCAGAACCCTTTGGATTTTTCTTACTTCCTTTTATTTGGTCTTTTTTTGGTGCTGGTGTGCTTGGATCATTACGTGGTTCTAATTCACCCTCTTTTACAAGTTGTGCAATTTTTCTATCTGCCCAATCAGCTGCTTTCATTGGTGCTGACCACGGATTAGAACCCCATAATAAAAATGCTACATCACTAGCAACCCAAGTATCTGGATCATTTGGGTTTGTTTTTTCTCTATCTAAATCACTAATGTGTCTTTTATGCCACGCAGCAATACGAACAATTTTATCTATGCTTATTTGTTCGCCATTTGCCATTTGTCTAGCTTCACGTTTTGTTTTATCAGTTAAACCGTCCCCTGCCCTATTAAGATTATCTAAACCACGTTGTGCATTTTCTTGCATAAACTTAGGTGGTGTTCTATCAACTTGTCGTAATTCTGCTTCTTGATCTAAATCGTTTTCTTCTTTTTGTTTAGCTTCATTAATCAAGATTGCTTGTAATTGTTTTTCAGCTTCTTCGTGTGTTTCGTGGCAACCCATAATACGACCATCATCAAGTTTGACAACTGCGTGTCCTTTGCATTCTTCATTATCCATTTGTATTTCGTATGGCATTAGTCTGGCCTTAAAATAGATATATTTCCTGTTGTACCCTCGCTTTTAGCATACAATTCATTATCTTGTGGTACACGTATTTCAATTAATTCACCATTGTCTAAATGTAAACCATTAGATGAAGTTACATCACTTCCACCTAAATACATTTTATTTGAATGGTTGTTGTGAACGTATATATGCTGTTCAAAATTTTGCTTATCTAAAATTTTTGTTGCAACAGTTGTGCTTACTGCAATACTTGCACTAATCATTTGTCAACTCATTTGTTGGATCGTGTGCGTCTACGCCTTGTGGTTGTAATGTTGGATCAATTAATGCACCTTGTAAACCAATATAGAATTTATCGCCACCCTCGTATGGTTCTAAATCCATTTTTGCCCTAGCTTCGTTTGGTGTCATTACACCAGAACTAATTGCAACTTGATATGACCTTACACGGCTTAATTGGTCGCCACGTGAAAATTCATCTGTATCAAGTTTAACCATTTGTTTACCTGGTAATAATCCACTTAAACCATCTTCAATGCGTCTAATCCACGGTAACAATGTATGTCTAATAAATGCTAAACCGTTACTTTCAATATTTGAATAAACGTTTGAACCATCTTTAGATAAAAGTAAATGTGCTGGTATTCTAAATACCCTTGCAATTTCGTGTACAATCTGATCTCTTGCAGCAATTAATTCATTACCTGCTGCGTCTGATATTGCTTTCCATTTTAAGCCACCTGTTAATACAGCTGGTTTTCTATTTCTATTATGGTTGCCAATCCAAGTTTCCTTTAATATATTTGCTTGTTCAGCTGTTAAATCTCTATCTGTTTCCAATACAGAACTTGGTGTACCACCTTGTCCATAAAACTGTGCAATATGCCTTTCCATAGCTAATGCCAATCCATACGTATTTGAATTGGTACGTAATGGACTAACACCAATTAATTGTCCTGGATAGCAATACCACACAAAATGTATCATATTGTCGCTTGTAATCTTTCTGTCGTATGAACCTTTTTTAGTTTGTAGCATATATACTTTCATACCATTATCCATTTCAACTTTTACTTTTTCTGGGTGTATTGGTGTAAGTTGTATTGGTCTGCCTTGTCTATCTTTATCTACAAGTAAGAATGCGTTGCCGTGCATAGCCATTGATGTAATAAGCTGATGTAGTAATGAAAACATTGATAGATCAAGTCCAACGTTTGGTTTATCTAAAAATTTAGGTTTATCAGTATAAATTGTTTTTTCGCCATCATATCGAAGTGTTTTTACTGGTAGTAACGCAATACTATCTGCAATCAATGAAATAGCACTATAAACTGTTGAAATACCAAGTGCAGACATTTCATTAACTTTTTCCCCTGTGTAGTTATATAATCCACCCTCACGAAGTGCTAATAAATCAACAAGGTTTCCTAAAGCTGCGTCCCTGTTCTCTCTTTTGAATAAACTCATCTAACTGTTAAATAACTTCCTATAATTAAAAACGCACCAGCGACTATTAACGCTAATGATACGTTTATTGTATATACTCCATAAATTATAAGTCCTGCACCTAATACTTCAGCTAGTGTTGTTATATAGTTTTTCATAAGTTTATAATAGCAACTTCTGGTTCATCATCTAGTGGATCAGGTGCAGTTATACGGTCAAGCATAATAACCATAGCTATTGCACCATCAATCTTTCTTTTACTTCTACCTTTTGATAAACGCCAACCCATATCAGTTGTACGTTGTGCTGCTGACATAACTTGATCTGTAAACGTTGGATCGCCATTGTGTCTAACTTTTGTATTTGCAATTAAATCATAAGCATTACCACACGCAGGTATCATACGTGAATGTGTTTGTGGAAAGTTTACCATTGGTACGCCACGGTCTAATAAAACTTGTGCTGAACGTTCAAAAAATGCTGGATCGTATGCTACTTCTTTAACTTTGTAGTCTTTCATTAATGAAACAATAAATGCTTCTATTTCTTGGTAATCCATAAAGTTTTCATCATTTGGCAACCATATCTTTGACATCATATTGATAATTTCATTGTCATCTTTTTGGCCATATACTATTGCAACGCTGTCGTGTCGTAGTGCCATATCTACACCAACAAATGTTTCTAAACCTGGTTCAAGTTCTAATTGTTCATCTTGACACGCTAACCATTGTTCTATCTCAATCCAACTTTCTTCTTCTGTTCTTGTCCATTGATTTAAGTGGTAGCGTTGAAACTCATTAATTGGTAATGATTTATGCCTACGTCTAAGGTTTTCTATTGGCCACCAATCATTAGGTATAGCTGGGTTTACTTTTTCCCAAATCTTTTCATCACTTGGGTTATCATCTTCAGCTGCACCAATCCATTTAAAATAAAATTCTGGATCATCTTGTTTACCAGCTTCTTTTAATAATCCACGTTGGTACATACGACCTGCCATACTATCCATATCGTGTCCAGCAGTTGTAATATTTAGCACTAATCCGTCTTTACGTTTTGCAGTATTGTTTGATAATACATAATGTACACGTTCTAAGTTTATGTTATTCCATTCGTGGATTTCATCAGCTATAAAGCAACTGTTACGTCCACCATCAGCTGTACCTGCTTTTGCAGCTACTCTAAATGCACGACCTGGTGCATTTTTAACTTGTATTTCATTTTCAAACGTTTCAACCATATCTCGTAAAAATATGCTTTCTTCACACATTGTTTTCATAGTTCCAAACACTAAGTTTGCTTGTTCGTAACTTGCAGCTGCAACGGCTACTAATGGACTAGTAACACCAGATCCAAGAAGTTCATATAGTCCTATTGCAGCTGCTAATGCTGTTTTACCATTTCCTTTTGGTAATCCTATTAACGCTTCCCTGTATTTTCTTTCGCCATTATCTTTAATTTCATACATTTCATAGATAATTGCTTGTTGCCATTGATCTAGTTTAAATGGTTCGCCAAAAAAATCGCCCTCACCGTGTACGCAAAACTTTTCAATAAACTTAACTACTCTTGCACCTTTAGTTTCAGGTAATGTAATCATATTTTGCCTTTACCAATTAACCACCACGCTAAATAATTTATGCCAATAATAACTAATACAACTATTAAAGCGTCCATTTATTCTTCCTCTGGATTGTAGGTTGTATATTCTATGGTCAATTCTTCACCTTTTTTTATATGCCTAGTAGTAAATGCAAATAATAAATTTGGGTATGTAATATCTCTAATTAATTTACAATTTGGATTTTTTGCATTGTGGTTTAAAAGTCCACCTAATGGTGTTCTAACAAATAAATCAGGATTATCAATAATTGTGTGCGACAATCCTAAATTTGTATTATTAGCAACATCTTTTTTAGCAAATATGCCAAAACCGTGTATTTCTGATTTTTGTATTGTTAAATAATCTGGTAATGGTTTATAGTTCATTCTTCTTCTAACTGTAATATTCTTGGATCAAGTAATTCTTTTTCTTCATCATCTTGTAAAAGTTGTTGAAGCTGACGAAACCCCATAGCATTTTCACTAAACGATATTCCTAGACGCTGACGACTAAGAGGTGTTAATCCTAGTTCTTGTTCTAGTTTTAAAATCTTTTCTTCTAGTTTTAAGGTAAGAGTAATTAATGGATTGACTACTGGTTGTCCTTTTGATCCAACATCTATTAAACCACCATTACCCATATTTTGTATTGTTCTGTTTGCACGTTCAACTTCATCATAAAATTGAAACAACCTATAGAAAGCTGGAAAATCTACTTTCTGTGCAGTTTGTGCAAGATCGCTGTCCCAATACTCATTCCAGTATTTACGTGTTTTAGCTAACCACCTGGATATTGGTTTTGGTGTGTCAAATTGTTTACCACCTTGTATTACACTCAATGAATTATCCCTATGTCCTGTTAGCTTGTCTTTTTGCTTTGGTAAGCGTCCACGTTTAGCCATAATGTGCCTTTATTTATAATCTTACATAAAACAACTATGTAACAACATACTACTACATACATCTGCATATTCACGCATTTGAAAAACAACAAACGTGGTAAATTTACCCTAATTTTGAGCAGAAAAAAAGTGTGCTAACTACGTTTGGGGTGGTAGCCCTCTTACCTAAAAAAAACATAGTACCCCCTATACCCCCTAAACGCCTTATTTATGGGGTTTTTAGCCATTTATAGCTATTTATGGCATATTTACCTATGTGCAACGCCCTGCCTCTTTTTATGACACATTTGGCACAATATACGCAAATTAGTTAAGTCGTGTGAACCACCTTTGCTTATTGGTATTATATGATCTACTTGCAGTTTGTTCTGACTTGTACCACCTGTTCCACACCATACGCAGAACCTTTGTTGTTGTCTAATTATCTTACGATTGCGTCTATATTCTGCGTCATCATACGGTCGTTTACCTTTGTTATAGCTGTATTTACGCTTAGGTTTTATTACTGGTATATGTTCTTTACAATAACTTCTACTGTTGTTATCAGGTGTAAATAATCTACGACACTTTAAACACGGTCTTTGATATGTATTTATCTTTTGTTCCTAGCTTGTTGTTGTTGATATATAATCGTATGTTCTGCTGTCCAACATTCTGAACATATTACATTACCTTTACAACGGCATTTATTATATTCCACACATACCCTCACACTCATCATCAAACAATGAATATTGATTTTCATTCGGATCACTAAAATTTGCTACTGCTAATGGTATTCTTTTCTTATATACATATAGTTCACTTTCTTGTCCTGGTTCTGCTTTTTTATAAAACATTACTTTACTGGCACTATCTTTTTTACCATTTCTAAGCCATTCATCAAATTCAACAGCTTCAGCAAATTCTTCTGGATAATTGTCTTTTAAATGTTTCCAACTTTTATTGTCGTGATACGGACACATAATACAAGCTGATCTTGGTGGTTTACCTAAATCTTTATGTTTAAAGTAATGTAAACAATCTTCTCTTGTTATTCTATTTTCTATAAGTGGATAACAATGTATTGACCATTTACTTGCTGGTCTTTTAGCACGTTGAATTTCATCTAAACTTATACCCATAACTTGTTCAACGCATTTACCACGTAAATTACCACCCATTAATTCACGTATTCTTGCTTGTATGGGTGTTATTTTATATTCGTATGTACAAGTTCTTCTACCGATACCAGAAGTTCCGTCTGCTTTTTTTATATGTAATGGCAACATTGAAAATCTACCCTCTTTACTTTGATAGTCTTTTACTATATGTCCTGTATTTTTTTTATTTCTAACAATTTCTATTGGTATCTTACCTTTAGCTAAATCAATAAGTTTTTCTAGCCATACATAAACTTCTTTTGGTTCATTTCCTGTATCTGCAAATAAAGCAATATCTGGTGGTTTTATTTCTTCATCAAGCATTTTAAATAATACTGTTGAACTTTGTACACCTGCACCAAGATTTAATACACGCAGCTGAACATCTTTTTTTAGTGTTTCTTCGTCTGCTAATCTAAGTTCTTTTAAGTAAGTTTTCATTTAACTCCTCATCTAAGTCATCTAATATTACTTCATCAAATATCATAATTATTCCATAATTCTTGTAAGTCGCTATTTATATCACAACCCCAACCTTTTCTAAATAGTTTAGTAGCAGTTATAAGTGTTGAACCTGTGCCACACATAGGATCTGCTACTACATCTTCATAATCTGTTGTAGTAAGTATTAATCTACTTAATATTTCTTCTGGTATTTGATTTGTATAATCATTTTTTTGTTTACTTACGTTTTTAACTAAATTTATTTCCCACCAATCGTAAAGATGTGTTCCTGTACGACCATTTGCTATATGTTCTTTAATACGCTTATCATTGGGGTTTTTGTAAGGTTGTGTAACACGATCTATATATATTTTTGGATTATCTTTTGTAAGCCACAATATTGTTCTACTTGCACGTGTAAATCTCTTTTTACTATGACCAACATTACTTGGATAAACCCAATTAATCCATTGATGTATATTCCAATCTGTTGATTTAATTGTTTCCCATAAGTTTGCAACTATTTCTGGATAATTAATTAAAAACATATTTGATGTGTTATTGCTTAACTTATACGAATAATCAAGCAGTTCCCATATCAACATATTGTAGTTTTCTTCTTTTATGTTGTCTTTGTAACCACCTTTGTAATTAAATCCTATGTTGTACGGTGGATCACAGATAATTGTTTGTATATTACTTGGCCACTCACATTGTCTAAAATCGTTGTTTACTAACTCCATAACACTCCTTTTTGCTTATTTTACCTTTTTATTTTGTTTTTGTTGCCATAATTCTAAATTCTTTCTTGTACACGCTTTACACCAGCTTGTTTTACCACCAATGCCTTGTGGTCTTTTACTAAACTCTTGTGCAACCTTTCTTTCGCCACATTTAGTACAGCATTTACTTACAAGCTGTCCATAGCTATCAAACTCTGGTCTTGATTTGCTTGGCTTTTCACGATCTAATAATTTATCTACTTGCTTATTATTTTGTATTTCTATATGACAACTAACGCATATATGACTTTTGCCACCCCAGTTTTCTGTGTCGTTAGCAAATCCACGTGTCTTTCTGTTGCACCGTAAACAACGCTTTTTTACTAACTTGCCGTGGTAATCAAATTCAGCTTCAATAATATCTATTGTTGTAAATGTTTCCTGCATAGTAGCTAGTAAATCTTTAGGTGGTTTGCTACGTAATCTACGCCGTACACGTTCTGGTAAGCAATAAAGTCCATATTCTAAATCTTGATCCAACGCATATTGCAAACAATTTATATTTACTGGACATTCCCTACACATTAAATGAGTTTCCCAATATTGTTTATCAGTACGTTTATCTGTACCTGCGAAAAATAAGTTGGTTGGCATATTGTTGCACAACGCCCTGTTTTGCCACGTCATACATTAACAATAACAAAAAAGCCACCGTTGTTGGTGGCTTTAATGTAAATTTCTTTTGACCTTAAACGTTATTTCTTATATGAGAACAAGCGTTACAACCATAAGACGTTTTGCTTGGGTGTTTTTTACAACTTTTCATTTTGAACTCCTTTTGTTTCTAGTACGTTTGGTTTGTAAGCCCTTGCTAATTTTACTTACCTAGTGGCCGTTTATCTTAACAAAAGTGTCTTGCACCGACTTGTTAAGGTTTCTTCGCAGATTTTGAACTTCGCTATGAGTGGTTATTGCTACTTACAAACCTAATCTAATTATATACTAAATATTTTTATTGTGTGTCGTTTTTTAATATTTCTTGTGTTTCTTTGCTTAACTCAAATTTAAGGTTTTCTAATACTTGGTTGGATTGTGCTGTTAATTCTTGAAACGTTGTACTGAGTAACATCAATATACTTTCACGTGGTAAAGATCGTTCTATGGCAAGTCCAAGCTGTCTGTAGTTTTGGTACTGATATATTTGCATATCGTAAGTAAAGTCAAAATTTAATCGTATGCAATAACGTGATTTAGTGTTGTCTAACCAATTAATCGTAAAGTTCATACCCCCAAAATGACCATTAGGTAATACAGCTTCTACTGGTTCAATGTCTTGTAACCAATCGTTCAAACCCATAACATTTGCTACAAGTTCTTTTATATCGTCATATCCTTTATTGGACATATTGCACATACCTTTAGTCTATTCATTGAATTATAGTATCTATGTATTTATTCCATTATTTTTGATATATAAAGCCGTTCTTTGACCATTTACGTTTTTCTTTCCAATAAGTTCTATCGCAATCAGAACAATAAAATTTACTATCTTGATCTAAACAACCTTTCTTTTTATAGAAATCACATATTGAACAAATGTATAAAGTATTCATTAAAATTTATACCCATTAGCAATCTGATCTATTGGTACAAGTATGCCTTTTGAATTATCATTATCGCCACCAATTACATCACGTTCTGTTTTAAAATATGGCCTAGTTATGCGTTTAAGTGTTTCCGTTGGCAATATATACATCTGTAATAGTTGTTCATCACGCACTAAACATAACGCCCAATAATCAGCTGTTGTTGCTGCTATGCCACTTTTTTGGCCTTTGTATTCATATTCAATAAATAGATTGCCTGTTTGTTCCCATATATAACGTTCTGATTTAACTTCTATGTTTGATCCAGTAAAAAATTGTGCTAATTGTTCTTCTAGCTTTTCGCCTTGTTTAAGCTGTATATCAAACTTTTTGTTGTAGTTCATTTAACTTGTCTTTTGCATAATCGTAATATTCCTTAATTAGTTCAATACCAATAAAATCTTTGTTATTTTTAGCAGCTGCAATACCAGTAGTACCTAAACCCATAAATGGATCAAAAACATTGTTTGAATTATAAGCAAACTTTTCAATAATTAAATCAGCTATTTCTTGCTTCATTACTGCTTTATGAAACTTTGGCATATTTGAATTAACAGAACTTTTAATAATATTTTTTGTATATGTTGTATTGCTTTTTAATGGTTTGTCGCCTAACACAATAAAATATTCAACTGCATTTGTTATTGCCTTGCCACTTGCTGGTAGTGGGTTGGATTTTTCCCATATAATTATTTCTTTTATATTCTTGCTAAATTTACCAATTAATTTGTAAACATCTTGTTTGTTGTAAAAATTTGTTTGTATATTGTAAAATACATAATTTTTGGTCAAACGAAGTAGTTGGTTTATAACTTCAACATTGAATTCGTAGTAATCAACAATTAAATCATTATACAGTTCATATTTATCATTACGTTTACGATTATATGGTGGACTTGTTAAAACAAAATCTATGGTTTTATCTTCCATAGTTTTCATATATGTTAAGCAATCAGCGTTTATTAACTTCACTTTTCCACTTCGCAATCCATTTGTCTGTATCTTCCCAACAATCTTTACTAGCGTCCCACGGTTGCCAATAATTACCCCTACTGTGCATATCAGCTACTAATAATCCTGCTACTTCAATATTATACGCTGGTATGAACTGTGCGTAGGTATTTCCAATAGGATAATCCCAGTAAGGTATATTGTGATGTTCTTTAACCCAACCCCAAGTACTTGGTATGATTTGAAATAAACCACTATCTTGATCTTGCCAACGATACGCAGCTGATTTATTACGACTTTCACACCACATTACTTTTACTGCTATTTCAATATCTTCTACTTCAAAATGTTCTACAAGTAATGTTGCATATTGATAACAAGTACCAGGTATATAATTATCGCAATCATCAAGCTGTTTAAAATCATCAACAGTAGGTGTTATACCAACAGCAAAATTATTAATTATTAATGCGTACAGTAATATGCATTTAGTTATCATCTGCCCAATCCTTTAATGCTTTCTGATCCATTAACTGTTTTACATCATCAGCTGATTTATCTTTTACGCCATTTAGTAATTCTGTGTGGTTTAAAATGCTGTTTACTGTGGTGTATTTTTCGCCATAGGTTAAAACGCAGTTTTTGACCAACAACGGTATCTGGTTAGGATAAATCTCTGCTTCAAATAGCTGTTTAGCCGTATTGTATAGCTGTCCCCACTTGTTTTTAGTTATATTTGTTAAATTAAATACATTAACAAGCGTATCTACGTATTCTTTTTGTATTTCTTTGTTGTAGGTGTCAAAATATAGTTCATTGGATATAGTTATATTGGATATAGTTTGTGTCAAGTTTTCTATACCCCTACCCGTCAAGTTTTCTTTACCCCCCCTGTCAAGTTTTCTTGACACCCCCTTAGTTAATTTAAGTATGTAAAGATTGCTTGTTTGTTCGCCTTTATCCTTAAAACGTTGTTTTATTTCAATAGCTCCCTTTTCTTCCAATCCTTGTAATGCTTTTATTGTTGAATAACGTGATCTACCAATATCTTTCGCTAGTTTTGTAACACTTGGCCAACATTCCTTTGTTTTATTATCGGCATATTGACCGAGTGCTACATAGGTTACTATTTCCAATGGTTTTAATAAACCTAGTAACCAATGGGGAACTATTGTAAATGTAAATTCGTATTCAGATCCTATAAACTCAATATCGTCTGTCATCTAACGCTAATCCCAATCCTAATCGCCAACCCTTTTCTTGTGCTTCACTATAGTCCAAATCCTTGTATGGTTCAAATAAGTCTTTTTGCCATTGTCTAAATTTATTGTATTTATATAATTCTTTGCTTTTATAAAATACAGCTTCAGCAAACGTTTTATAACCCAGCTGCTTTAAATATGCTTGTAAACTACTTGGTGGATCAGCTTTAGTGCTTTCTAATTGTTTTTGTTCTGCTAATTGTTGTGTTTTATCTCTAAAAGATTGTATTTGAAATTCTTTACACAACTTTTTAATCTTTGACCAATCTAAAAACTCATTACCACTATCAAAATAATCTAATAAGACTTTACCAAATACCTGGTCATCATAAATTTTAAAATCATCATATAGTGATTTAATCGTAAATTCGTTTAATTTAGCGTTTGGCCAACGAACTTTAAGCCAATTAATCCAGTACAAAAATTCATCTTTTTGCATTCTTTAACTCCATTTCTAATAAAGCAACCATTTTCTTAACTTCATTTAATTGTTCAAATGTTGTAACGTGTCGTAATAGTTGCTTTATATTATCCAAAAGCGTCATCAAAACGGTGCAACGTCCTCATCAGCTTGTTCTATTAAGTCGTCTATATCAACAAGTTCTGCTTTATTTATCTTATTAAACGCTAGTTCTGCATTTAAAAATTCCTCTGCATTCCAACTAGCCCACGGAAACCCTTTACCATTATCGCAACTGTCTTTGTTTGCACATTTCCACAATGGTTGTTTACCTGTAGCAGTTTGTCTATTATCCCAAACTTTGCTATCACAATTTGGACACTTAGGTTCAAATGTTTTCTTTACACCATCTTTAATAACTGTTCTATTAGGTTCTGGTTCTATAACGCTTGGTACATCACTTTCGCTAATACCAGTATCTTGTTGCAACCATTCATAAAAAGTTGTAGCAACCTTTTGTGTTTCCTCTAAATGTTCAGCTACATCAGCTGGTATATTGGTACGATCTTTCATAAAATCTACACCTGCTTTTAATGCAACTTGCTTCATTATCATTAATTGTTCTTTATCGCTTAACGCCATAATCTACTCCTTTTCTTCTGCTAAATGAACAAACTTATATTCGCTGATATGTTGTAACTTACCTTGCAATATTTCGTATGCTTCATCTTTATTACTTGCCATAATAGTTTTTTGGAACGACACATTAAATGTATATTTAGTCATTCTTCTTCACCCACCTTATCTGTCCAGCATTTATTACAAATCATATAATCCTCGCTTTCCAATGGAAAGAACGCAATCTTGCCACAAAACGCACACATAAAAAAGCGTGGTTCAGCAGTATCATTTCTAGTTAAAAGATTTGTAAAATACTTTTCTAGTGATTGTTTATCTACGGTAACTTCAACTAAATTACCACTATCGTCTGGTATTTTAATTTTCATATTTACTAAACATATTATCAGCAGTTAATACTTCACCATTATCTAAACGTTTCATAAAATCAACATCTAATTTTGGTTCTTTATCTATTTCATAGCCAAACAATCGTAAAATTAATTTAGCTAAAAACATTAATACAACTGTAGCAACTGTTAATATCACTAACAATTCAGCTGTAAAAATTAATATTGCTGGATCATTATTCATAATCACACTCCTTTTATTATATTTTAAAGCTATTTGGTAAATTAAAAGAGTTAATAATTCTTTTTCTTATTATCTCTTTATTTGCAACCCACCATTTGTGTGCTTTAATTTGTTCTTCTTTATGTGTTAATTTACTCATTACACTCCTTTTGTAAATTACTTCAATTATATAGAAATAATTTAAATTGTGAAGTATTTAAAATAATTTGTTTTCTAGTGGTTGTTGTAAAAATCTTATAGCTTTATCTACATAAGTTTTGTTATATTTGGCAAATGCCAATCCATCAACACTATCTACGTTATTTTCTTTACAATATCGTAATCTTTTTATTGAATTTACACGACCTACGTGTACCCATAATCCTAAATCTTTAGCGTAATGTATTAATGTTCTTGCTTCTTCGCCTAATTTCCATTCAGTAGATCCACCAACAAATATAGCTTGTAAATCATTCCACGGTGTATTTTTAATTGTTGCACCGTCTTGTAAAACAATAGCAAGTGGAAAATTCATATTATTAATTACATATGACCAAATATTAAAATTATCTAAAGTAGCTTTATAATCTGCTACTACATCTGGTGCAGCAACAAATTTACAATTAGATTTATTTTCTATTTTATTAAGTAGTCTTAAAAATTTATCTTCTTTAAATCCAACAAAACAACCATTATCAATACCATATTCCATATTGGTTTCTGTTGTTTCGTATGGCCTTGCACAAACATCTGGTGTAAATAATCTACCAATATAATCTCTTGGATAATGTTCTATAAATTTATGACTTTTTGAAATAAATATTTTCACGATCTAAAACTAAAGACCATAAATAACCACCAAATACTTTTGCAATAAATTGTCCTAATGTAATTGTCCATAATATTCCACCAAAAGCTATTGTTGGAAATACTAAGCTATCAACAAATGCTGAACCTACATTACTTCCATTAATCTTTATTAATTTAGATTTGTTAATAAGTTTTTGATAAATTAAAACATCTACAATATTTGCACTTAAAAAAGCTACAAATGAAGCTATTGCAATCATACCTGCACTTGGACTTAAAAAGTATGACAATACTGAACCTGATAAAATAAGTATTAGCATATTCCAAAATAAATTATCATTTTGCCATTGTTCGTGCAATTTATCTCTACAAGTTAGATCAAGTCCAATAAACAAAAAAGCATTTACAATAGACCAATTTGCACCAAATGTAGCTGTTGTTATATTGGCAAAAACAATAGCTAGTAAATACATATAAACATATTTATTTTTAAACATTTAACTCCTTTTTTATTCAATCTTAGCTTATTTATTTATATTTATGTGTTATTATTAAATAGTTCTAAACACTCCATTTGTTAGGAACGTACGTATATAAAGAAAAGACCAGCTTTTTACAGCTGGTCTTTTTCTTACTGGGTTGCGATTGCGTTGCGTTAAAAAGTTTCCTTTGGTTTATATTGTTCTAATGCGTGTTGGATCACGGTAATAAAAGAACTTAAAAATGCTACACCTAATAATTGCACCATATCTGCGTCAATTATACCAGAACTATTTGCTAGATATAACGATATTGCAGATTGCAAACCAGTTCTAAATGCTTTTGAAAACATAAATTTCCAATATGCTTTCCAATCTTTTTTACCTACTTTACTCAATGTTGTATTTTCCCTTTCCTTTATTAATTTTAGCCCTGTTTACTTCAATTAACTTTGCATAAGTCATATTTCCTACAATGCCGTCTGGTGTTAGCTTATATTTCTTTTGAAACATAACTACAGCTGCTAAAGTTTTAGAACCAAAATCACCATCAACAATTAATTGTTTTTTATTAACTAGATTTAACATAATCTGTATTTCTTCTACTTGTTGTCCTCTATCGCCTTTTTTAATTAGCATTGATCTAGTTACTTCTTGTACAATCTCTTGTGCTTTAGTTTCATCTGGTACAAATGTTAATTTATTTTCAATCCATACACGCCAATTATTACCAGGACACGTTGTTGATTTAAAACTACTATGTGGTCGTAATTCACCACCAACTTGTTTCCATAATTCTTTTACGGCTAATACAGCTTCCTTACTTGGCTTATCATCTGGTTTAGATCCACCAAGCCAACAAACAGCAACGTAATGTTTATTGTTGTAATTAATTTCCTGCCTAGTATTGCCACCTTGTGCAGCTGATCTATTGCCCTCGCCCCTAGCTTCATATACATTACCACTATCACCAACGCAGTAATTGTATGCAATATCATTCCAATTTCTATCGTTTTGATGTAAGTCTTGTATTCGCCTTACTTGATCCATTTCTTCTTGTACAGTTAATGCTTTTGGATAAGCTGACCAATGTACTACTAAACCTTTGACTTCGCCTAATTTACTAAATTTTGTTTTGTTGGGTTTTGCACCCCAAACTTCTCTGCTTATTATCTTCATTTAATATATATTAATATCTGACCATTTACGGCCATCTTTGTTGTGCATTAAAAATGCAGTAACACCGTGTAATGCTGAACCACCACCTTGTTCACTAAACCATTGTTGGCCTGATAAATCATACGCTGTTGAACACAAAACAAGTCTATGATCTACTTCTACAGAAAAATGATGATGAAAATGACCGACAAGCAATACATCTGTATCGTATAGTTCTGCCTTAGTTTTATTTGAACTCATCTTTGTAAACCAATTAACTATTTTTTGTTGTGCGTTACCACCACCACGTGCCTGGTGTCCGTGTGCTATTGATAAAACTGTATTAGGTAACACTTGTACGCTTGTTGTTAAATAATTATCTGGTATGTACCACTTGATATGTTTAAAAGCTGGTGTTTTAGCAAATATTTCTTGTACGCTATCAAATAATTCAGCGTCCATATTGTCGCCAAAACTTGTATTAGCTTTACCACCTTGCCTACGTTCACCGTGGTTTCCCATAGTTGCCATAACGATTACATCAGTAAATAATGGTGCAAGTATTTCTATGGTCTTTGTTAGCATACGCCTAGCTATACGCATTTGTTGTCTATTATCAAACTCTTGTTCATACAATCCCATTGGATAAAAGTTATTGCTGCAATTTTCAACAAGATCACCTAAACCACAAATAACTAACTTTTCTATTGTGTATTTTTTACGCAAGTTCTTTAAATCATCTTTAATTGCATAAATACTATCAAAATACTGTATTACTGATTTTTCCGTATTTTTTTTGCCCACTTGCCAATCGCTGCAACTCACAACCAAGCAACTTTCGTGTACTTTTACTTTTGTTTTAGGTTTAGGTTTTATTTTAGATATACGGTTAGCTAGTTCTTGTATATCTTCATCTGGTGTGCTGTTTTCACGACTATAAAGATTTGTTTTAAAATAATAAAACTTTGTAGGTTCTGTTTCGCCTGTTTTAGGATTTTTACCCCAAGCGTCCCATACTCTAAAGTTTATCGGTTCATCTTTTTTTATATAAAATGTTTTACTTGCACCTTTACCAATCCAGTAATCAATCCATTCGTCCCAATCTAAATCACCTTTATTTTCTAAACCTTTAGTTACAATTTGCCCTTTATCGCCATTCCACTCAACACCTGGTTTAAAACCTTTTGGATAGCTTTCTTTTGGCTTTTGTTCAGCTTGTTTTACTTCTATAAATTCATTAAAGTTCAAGTTTATGTTCCTTTGCTATACGTGCAATTGCTTTACGTAAACCCTCTTTTGTAACTTCCCTATATTCCAAAACATCATAAATATATTCAGCTATGGATCTGTAACTGTATAAATAATGATTAGGTGTTGTTTTCTTTTTTTCTTGGCATATAGTAAGTAATTTTATTATTAACTTAACACGTTCTGGATAACGCACTTCATAACGTCTATTAGGTAATTGGTTTGCTTTTTCGCTTATAAATGCGTCAAATTCTTTGTTCATATAACCCTATTGTTATTTATTAGTCTAATACATAATTACGACATTTAAAGTTTTATGAAACAAAAAACCCACAAATTAATGTGGGTTTAATGTACTAGTTGTGTAGATATTGTATGTATTTTCTTATACTGATGTAATTATATACTAATTATCTAATTTTTCACACTTATTGCAAATAGTATTGTTTTTTTCGTTCCAGTAAGGTTGTAAACATTTATCGCAATCAGCTACGTAAATATCACCCATTGTAAAAGTCATCATCATCTGATAGATCAAACCATTTATACGCATTATCGTAATAATTACGGTTTTCCCAATCGTTTTGACTTACTCTTTTAATAAAGTTACCAATATCTTTTAAAAAAAATCCTAATAAAAACCCTATAAAGTAATCCATAATTGTTTATCCACTTATTTTAAATAAAAGTTCGCTAAATAAACTTTCTTGCATATCTAAGTCTTTTTCTAATATGCGTAATTGTTCCATCATTGAACTATGTGCAATTTGTAATTCTTCAATAGTATTAAATAACCAACCTATTACACCAAGTAATGCAGTTAATAATATCGGCATTAACATTTTTTGATCTATTTTCATTACATCAACACATTCACTAAGGTAGCAATAGAAATACCAGCTATGATCCAACCGTATATTTCAGCACGTGTTGGCCTGGTATTAATATCTTTTTGGAGTTCATCAAGTTTGTTAAAAATCTTTTCAATATCTAGCATTATTTTTGCTGTCATCTCTTTCTGCGTGTAATTATTATTGTCGGACATAATATAAATACGATTTTAACAGTTGCCGATACTCTTTTTTTGCCATTGATATTGTTCTACCGTCATAAATATCGTGGTGCATTTTACATAAAATAACCACATTATCTAAATCATACTTTGTTTTATTATCACGGCCACCCATACCAATACCAACAATATGTGCTAATTCAAGCCATTCTTTTGTATAACATTCTGGCCATTCACACATATAATCAGCACGTTCAAGTGCTTGTGTTCTTAAATCGGATAAAGACAATGATTAAGCTGGTTTAGGATTATCAGCTTTGACTTGTGCAACGTGATCTTTCCAAGTGGTTGTTCCATTTACTTCGTCCCAATAAAGCATATCTAATTGATCTGCAATAGATCCATATCCCTCTTGACGTGCCTGGATATAACCAAATTGTTGGTCGTTCCACTTAGAATTAGCTAGATCAGTAATTGCTTGGTCATAATCAGATTGACTAAATTCAAGTCGTTCATTATTAACTTGTTTGTACA